CCTCTATCATAGAACCTATCTTCAATAGCACTTGCCAATTCTTGCAAGTGTTCTGGTGCATAAATTGAAATTCTTAAATCATAATCATGCCATTTGGTTTTCCAATCGACAAACATAATACCCTTAGTTAATTTATTTTCTAGGTTATGCAGTCTACGATTTCTGACCCTAACTACTGAGTTATCTGAACCGAAAAGGTGTAAAAATCTTAAGAACCATCTTGGACACCATTTAGGTTTTGCTTCATAATCTAAGGCAAGAACTAATGGAAATAAGGCTTTATAATAGCTACTATCCTCGTTCCAAATTGAAGTTCCTAAATATCTGTATTTCTCAGCGAAATCCTTTGGAAAGAAAACAGCCCAAACATCCTTGATGTCTATATTTCTAGTATAAATCATTCCTTTAGAACGACCTTTCCAGAACAATATACTATACAGAAACATTTTTGCGAATGACACTACCTTTTCCTTAAAGGTTCTACTGTCCTTAAATTCAAATTTACTTTTTCCCATGATTAATTCCTCTTTTATAACTTATAATATTGTACTTTGGGTATTTCTCTTCTATAAGATAATAAAGATCTATCAGTTCTCCACGACATTTTAAACATTCTTCTACAACTTGTTCTTTTTCAATATTAAAGTGTTTAATAAATTGTTGGTACAAGGCTTCTAATCTATCAAATTCATCTTTATTAAAATCTTCCCATAATCTTTTTCTACGTGCTTTTAACATCGCCGAATTTTCAATGAATTTTTGATAATCTATACCACATTCTGCTTCAAGATCATTTAACATATACTCACATAAGTATGCTTGCCATGAATAACATGAAGAATCAAAATCACCATTAAATATTTTATCTCTAAAATCAGATTTATAGGGTAGTGGTTTGTTTTTAGCTTCATACCACCTCCACCACCTAAACCTATTATAATTTAAAGGTTGAAATTTTTTTAGGTTTTTTTCTATGGTTTGTTTTGTGTGTGGAATTCTAAACATATGTTATAACCTGTTACAAATAATTTCTATATTATTTCCTTCAAATTTAACCCCAATAACCTCCAATGGGATTTTACCCCCTTCTATATGTTCTCTCATGAATTTATTCAATTCAAAAGACCTAAATGGAATTACTACTTGGTCCTCTATTTCAGAACCATCTTTCCAAAATACATTTTGCTCAAATTTACTCATAACCCTTATTTTTATTATTATACCGTGAATATACGAACCCTACTTCGGGTAACCTAATTTTTTTTAATAGGTTTTGGTTTCATCATCATTAGGTTTTGGGCTCCTAAATTGGTTTACGTAATCTTTTAAATTCATTGTTTTTCCATCTCTTCGAGTTAATGTTAAAGTTGGGTCTACTACTATTTCTGAATAATGTTCTCCATCATTACCATTCTGGCCTATAATGTTCATTCTTTTTTCTGCTACTTCCCAGTCAAAATCATCCTTTGCAATTTTTAATGCTTCATTAGGTTCTGGTAATTCGTTGTCTAAATCATTTAAACCATCTTGAAGTGTGTGGTCCCAATCCTCTATAGCCTCCTCAAATATGTCATATTTGTCTACTACTTTACGCATACCCTCAACATTGACTCTATCTTCTACCGTTTCACCGTATAAGTTTTCTTTATATTTCTTTTTTGGGTATGCTTTTTCAAAAGCAAAGTTAGAGGCAATTACAAGAGATATAGCTAAGGGGTCAAATACAAATATTATAATAAGTAATAGTACATTTATGATTTTATCCATAGGATAACCCGTCAAACTCGATAGATACTGCAGTGGCCCTAACTCACCAGCTACTTCGGTGTTATTATCAAGTTTCAGTACTTGTAGTTGGAATTTTTGTAAACTATCAGAGGCTACAATTCTTTTTGATTGCGCCATTTTACGATTCTCCTCCTCAACGTTAATACGACTCTGCGCCATTCTAAGTTCGGCAGTTGAGACTGTTGTTCTAACGCCCCCAGATACCGAGGCGTCTTGTATTTGGATCGCTGTAGCTTTAGCACTAGATAAAGTACTAATATTACTAGATATTCTTTCAATTTCTGTATCATATCGTGTTACATCATTTTGATAAAAGTCGATTTTTTGTTGAATAAAAGATTTTTGGTTTTCAACCACAGACAATTTAGAATATGTCTCTTGATAAGCAGCACTTAAGAAACCATAAATACCCATACTAGTAATCAATACTAATACTACAGTAGCTATAGATAAATAAGTTCTTAATGTTTTGTTGATTGAGTCCCAATATTGGTACAACAATGATGCTGTTATTAGTTTAGCAAATTCTAATGAACCCGCCATTATAATAACTTCTAGAGAAGCTCCAGCAAATAGTTTGCTAAGACCACTAACTGAATAGTAAGCGGCCGAGGTTGAGACTGATAAGGCTGCAAATGCGATTAGGAATGGGAATATTCCTTTAGTTATTTTTTCCATCATAACCATAAATATATGAAAGAATTAACTACAAGCCAAATTATTATCTAATTCCCTTATGGTTGTCGATTTTATCTAATATCTTATTTAAAACTTCTAATTTAATAAAACCTGACATTGATGCGTTTTTTAAAACACTAATTAATTGAAATACTACAAGGGGCATTAAAACTGTTTCACTTAGCCACCCCATTGCCGGGATACTTTGTTCTAAAATTAATATACCGGTTAATATAACAACCCAATAAACTAAAGTTCTTAATATTTTAATTGCTTTATAAGTTTTAAAACCTTCTTTTTTAATACCCGCAATAATACCAAAGAACCCATCCATAAAAACTAATGAGGTAATTGCTAAATATTGTTCAGCGTTGTTTACTGTAAGGTTCATAAAATATGAACATATAAATGCTATTGACATGCTACTTGTGGCTATAAGGAAATTAGTGGTTTTCATTTTTGGACTAAGTCTTTAGATTCTATTAATGTATATGAAAATGAATTACCATATAAATCGGAGGATTTATAAGCCAGCTCCATTAAATGGTTAAAATCATTTTCTTTTGAAAAAACTTGACACCCCGCAGACCATTTATCAATTTGAGTTGAACCATTAACGCTTGAACCTGCTTTATGAATATTAATCCCAAAATTTCCTTCTTGAATATTTTCTTTTAACATATCATATCTATTATTTTTGTTACTATCTCTATAAACTTTAACGGGTTTTTCTTGCCCTAAAGCCTCATATTTTCCTTGGTGTTTTCTGATTTTGTGTGATCCTCTATATTGGTTAGGGACTAAGATCGCGACTCCAGATTTGTTCATTATGTTTTGTTCCCAATGCTTTCCGGGGTCTGTTGTAGCATCCCACTCGTGGTATTTTAATTCACCCTTTACTGAATAGGAAATAGTAATTTTATCATCGAACTTATTAGTAACTTCTTCATTTGTACTTGAGTTTCTAATTCCAACTATGTTGAGGTTGTAATCTCCCCCTTCAAACCACTTATATCCTTTAGATTCGACTGCTTTTTGGACTTTCTCCCTTGTATACTTCATTAATTTTTACGTAATATATTTGTAATATAACAGTTGGTGATTTAATTATAACTATGAAAAAAAGAGGTGCTAATGCACCTCTCTTTATATTTTTTTTTAATTATTTTTAAATGTTTGTTGTTTATATTCAAATGTGGAAAATATTCAAGACATGCTTATCCTTCACAAGAGGTGCAATCACTCATTCTAGATCCTAAATCTCCTTTAATAACACTGTCAGTTCTTAAATAATAAAGTGTTTTTACCCCAAGCTTCCAAGCTTCAAGATGTACTTGATTAATCCATTTTGGTGAATCATTTACATCAAACGCTAAATTTAATGATTGAGTTTGATCAATATAACGTTGACGTATAGCTGCTTGACGTATTAATTCTAATTGGTTAATTTCAGGGAATGTAAGGAATATTTCTTTTTCTCCTGGTGTTAAAATATTATCAGGTAAACCTTGTACTGATCCATCTTCTGATAGCATTTGATCCCACCATTGGTCTTTATCCTCACCTTTAGAAATTAGTATTTTTTGTAATTCTTTATTTTTTCTGATGAATGTTCCTTTAGCCCCATTAAATGTGTAAATGTTTGCAGGTAAGGGTTCAATACCAGCACTAATACCACCTACAATTACTGAATTTGATACTGTTGGTGCTACTGCTAATAGATGAGTATTTCTCATACCTGTTCCTCTACACCATAATGGTTCACCATATTCTATAGCCATTTCCATAGAGGCTTTTTCAGCTTTTTGTCTAATATCGGAAAATATATTTTTAGTATGAGCTGTAGATGCTATAGAATTAAATGGTAATCCCTTTTGTTGTAAATATGAATGCCATCCCATTACACCTAAACCTAAAGCACGTCCTTTACGGGCATGGTTATAAGTTCTTTGTAATGAGTCTTTACCTGCAGATTTATCAATAAACTCTTGCATTACACCATCTAAGAACCAAGTAGCTACTTCAACTGTATCTGTATCTTTCCACTCTTCATATTTTGCTAAATTTAAAGAAGATAAACAACAAATAAATGAATGTTCTTCATCTGTAAATAAGGTAATTTCAGAACAAATGTTTGTCATTGATACCTCTAAATTATTTAATCTATAGGCAATTGGGTTATCCTTATTAACATTATCCTTATACATTATATAAGGTTCTCCAGTTTCCATTCTTGATTTTAAAATCGTAGCCCATCTATTCATTGATTCCGGGTCTCTAGCTTCTAATTTTCTCATAAATGAATCACCTACAACAACACATTGGTGTAAGTTAAGACATTGTCTGTTAGGATCACCTTTTGGTCTACGAATTTGTAAAAACTCATCAATGTCTCCGTGTTCAATATCTAAATTAACAGAGGCTGCTCCTCTTCTTACATTTCCTTGATTAGTGGCAATAATTGATGAATCAAATATTTTAGCCCAGGGTACTACTCCTTCACTTTTACCATTTCCAGTGATTCCTTCTCCGCGTTCTCTAATGCGAGATAACGATATACCTACACCACCACCTGAGGCGGTTAATTTCATTAGTTCCGCGTTAGTTAAACCGATTCCACGTATTGAATCAGGTGTATCAACACCAAAACACGAAATAGGTAAACCCCTATCAGTTCCCATATTTGATAAAACAGGTGATGCTAAACCCAACCAACCATTCCACATTATCTTGAAAAATTTTGGGGCTAATTCTGGTTTTTTTAATCTTATAGAAGCGGCATTAGATACTCTTCTATAAGCGGTTTTTACTGTTTCATTAGGTAATAGATATCCTTTGCTAATTGTAGCTAAAGATATTTCATCCATCCATTCTGGGTATTCTTTACCTGCAGTCCATTGACTGTAATCAACTTGTAATGCGTTGTTTTCCATATTTTAAAATAAACTATTTGCGTCCCAATTTTGGACACCTTTACTATAATTTGTTACTCTCGAAGCAAAGAAATCTGTGTGTTGTTTACCACCTGATAAACTATCAAACCATTTCATTCTTTTTACTGCATCCTTATCAATTCCATTTACTATTGCGCCATATCCTAAATCACCCATTTTAGTGTTTACTCTATGTTTAATAAAAGATACTAGATCATATTTGGGGCACCCTTTTAAATCCCCCATTTCATATACTTTATCAATAAAATCTAATTCTAATTTTAGGGATAATAAAGCTGCTTTTTCAATATCTGCTTTTAACTCAGGTGTATTGTATTCAGGATGTTCTTGCATTAATGTTCTAAATAACCAACACCCTGCATCTGAATGTAATGATTCATCTCTGATGCTCCACTC